GTAAACGATATGTTTTCGTTGCTGGTGTAGATCGTGCCTGTCAGGAATTGAAACTCTGCAAGCAAAATAATGTGAACCGACTCTGATTTTAGCCGCGCCTCAACATCCGCCGCCGCTGCGCCCTGCCCCGCAAGATAGACGCTCATCGCTCAAACGCCTCGACAAGCGTGAGAATATAAGGTTCGCCCCATGCGCTGAATTGATGCGCCTGTGACGCCGCGCTATCGTCTGGCAGCCTCACGCGGATAGTCGGCGTAAGAACCTGCAACGTCTGCCCTGACGCAATGGCCGTTCGCAATGGTGGGTTAAAACTCAGCGCCCCGTCGTTGTTGGCATGGACCCGGTAAAGAAAGTCATTGTGCGAGAAGTGGCAGCCAATGTCTATAGCCTCGCCGTCTGTGTCTGTGGTCTGCACTATCTTAGCGCCTGCCGCCGCGTCTGCGCTTGTTTCTGGATTTGGATCACCGTCGAAAACGACCGCGTTGTCTGTGCCAGATTGAAACCCCATGTTGCCATTACCGTCAAAGAAAAACAAGTTTTCCGTCGCAGTCGGCAGCAATTGGTTAATGTTTGGAACCGTAACATTAAACGTATTGGCCGCGCCTTGAAGCTGATCGAGGAACGCCATATAAGCACCCCAACCTGCCCTTGCGCCCCATGAGTCAAGCACTTGATAACGGCACATCCAAGTGCGGTTTTCACGGCTGATGCGTTGCGTGCGACCGTCCAGACCCATGCTTCCCGATGTCGTGGTTGTCTTGAGTTCCCACTGGCCTAGTTGTCTAAGTGTAATGCTGCTCGGGACGGTAACTGTGGTCATGTTGGTCGCCCCTGTGCGGTTGCAATTCGCTTATTGTTTTGTTGTATACCAGCCGAGACGCCAATTCCAACCATTTCTACAATTTCCGCATTGCCCCGCGCACCGTTTACCGTAATGTTTATGACAGGGGCTTGTGAGGGCGACTGGCTGCGCGTGTGGTCTATGATCGTCTCTTTCGGGTGATTGAGCGCCAAGAAACCGCCTTGCCCATCTAGGCCGCCAGATCGAGCGCCATTGCCAGTGAACCCGCCGCCACTGAATGACGGAATGCTCCCGGTTACCGCGCCAAGCGTAGCGCCGATCTGACCGACACCAGCGCCAATACCGCCAGACATGAACGCGCCTGCGGTGCCGGACAGGCTACCCGCGAACACGCTGCCCAATGAACCAATGCTGGACAGAGATCCACCAAGCGCCCCCAAGCCGCCTGTAGCTGCTAACGCGGCGGTTCCCATTGCGCTACCGCCAAGGCCCAGCGACAGCAGAATCTTGTTCTTAATCGCAAAGGCAATCATCTGCTTTATTGTGGCAACAAATATATCCTTGATCGACTTCAAGCCGCCAGTAAAGCCGTCAACCATGTTGTCCACGGCCTTGCCGATGCCATCCACGATAAAACCCTGCATGGTGTCGGCATAGCTTTGAGTTGCTTTCTCTGCGTCTGTCAGTGCTGGGGTCAACTCCTCAACTGAGCTTGCTGCGGCGACAGCTCCAGCGGCTAACTCGTCTAGCGCCGCTGCGGTCCCATCGCTTTCGTCGGAAGTTTCGGCAATGGTAATCTTGAGCGCGTTTGCGGCTGCGGTTGCTGCATAGGCCGCAGCTTCAGTTTCCAAAAATGCCTTATTTAAGTTTTGCGTAATTTCCGCAGAAGCGCCCATTAAATTTGTGCCAAAAAGAGAATTTATTCCGTCTGCGACAACATAAGTAAATTCAATAAATTCATACGCCATGCTTCCAAGCGCGGATATGAAATAAGCCTTCATGTTTAAAGACGCCGCTTTAACCTGCAGCGCTACCATACGAAAGGTGTCGCCAAAACTTTCGGTCTGTGCCCTTGCCTTAATAAGCTGACCAACAACCAGACCAAGGCCAACAATAACAACGCCAATACCGGTTGAAATTAGCGCAGATTTAAGACCTTGCAGCGCGCCGATTAGTGAAAAGGTGGCCACGCGTGCAGTAACTATTGCCGCAAAATAACGAACGCCAAAGGCAACTGCTGCAACAGAGACAACACCCGCCAGAAACTCAAGGTTGCCAGACAGCAAAATGATGACCTCGGCAAGTGCGCTGCTTGCGCCTAAAAAGGAATCAGCCTGCCCGACAAATAGCGTGAAACTTGTGCTTAGGACGGTCAGCGCTTGTGATACCGTTGGCACCGTGTTGCCAAACGCAGCCTCTAGCGCCTCAGACGATGACAGAATTGCGTTGAAAAACTCGCGGCTGGAAACCTCCCCGGCGATGACCATGTTGCGAAGCTGGCCAACAGACCCCGCTGCGCCCTCAATGCCGTTGGCTGCGGCCTGTGCGATTGGCAATGCGCCCTCAAGGATGCTGTTGAATTCTTCGGCCCGTACGGTGCCGGCAGACATAGCTTGCGAAAGCTGAAGCAAAGCGCCAGACGCTTGCGCCGCGCTGCCGCCTTGTTGCGCCAATGCAAAGCCAACATTTTCTGTAAATTGCAAAACTTGTTGCTGCGATGCGCCCAAGTCTTTTGCCGCTATGCTAATCCGTTGGTAGAGCTGTGCAGTGGCATCAAGTGGCGACCTAGTGCGCTTTGAAATCTCGCCAATTTGATTAATTTTTGCCGCAACGTCGTCAGCCTCAAAGCCCAGGACCCGCATATTGTTGGCCATGTTTGCATATGCCTGCGAAGCCGAACTGACGGCCCTTGCCGCGGCAAAGGCTCCGCCAAACAAAGCCAGCGCGCGCGTTGCCGATACAACAGCGCCATTCATTGCCTTGGATGTCTTGCCAAAGCTCTTAACGTCACGCTCGCCACGCTTTAGAGCAGAAGTGTCAAGACCAACCACAAGGTTTGCAAAGTCTGCCATGTTTTAATCCTTGAAATGTTTGCGGCCCACCGGTCAGGGCGGGCCGTTTATTGTGCAGACTTGCGGTCGGCTGGCGGTATTGAAAACGGGCTTGTGCCTTCGTTCATGCCAGAGACAAACGCCTCTGACATTTTGCGCAACAGCTTGGCCTCCCAAGGCTCAATGTCTGCCATTGTTAGCGATGCATAGGCGGCAAGATCCACCCAATCAAGCGCCAGAACCCCGCCCATCGCCGCAGACTTTATTGCGCCCGCTTCCATTAAGACATTAAGCAGATACTCGCCCGCGTCCAGATCGACAAAAGGCGCAGGCGTCTTGCTTAGATTGTGACGCATCAACCGGCTTTCCCTTGGCCGTTTCGTCTTGTCGCCTTTTATCTCAATGATGGCGTTTAACCACCCCATTTGATGCGCGGCAAGGATTAGCCGCTTTTGTCGTTTCCCAAGCGGTTCGCCTGCTTGGAAGCGTATTCGCTGCACTGCTTGGCAAACGGGTTGTTCAGCATGGCATAAACTGGATCGCCGTCTTTGTTTAAGACAGCCTCGCCGTCGTCGTCCTCTTTGACGCCCATTTCGGGAAACGTCAGATTGAGAAACCAGATAGCGTCATCTGCGGTTGCAGGACGGTCTCCGTTGTTGACGTTTTCAAACCCAATGATGAACGGCGCAGCAGCTTCGCAAAGCTGATTGTGAACGTCCTCCATCACGCGCGCCTCGTCGCCATCGTCGTTGCCCTTGGCCTTTTTCGACATCATCGCAGCCTTTTGCGCCGCCCGCATCTTGGCTTGCATGGAAGCGGACGCGGTGCCGCGCAGGATAACCCGGCAGGGCTTGTCGCCGTCCATCATCGGCTCGCCCGTCCAAGCGTCAAGAATCTGCATCGGCGATCCGGCTTCAGCTTTTGCGCGGCTGTCAAATTTATTAAAATCCATGATATTTTCCTTTGGTCCTAGTTCATAGCGAGGGTGACGGGCGAACCAATCCACGCCACCCCCTACCGCCTAAGCGGATTAGTTATGCAGGCTGAACGTCATTAACAGTGAAGTCGTTCTGTTTAAAGTTGATCGTGCCGCCTTCAAAAGACGTGTCATCTTTTGGGTTAAGCGCAAAGGTGTGCAGATATCCCTGCGCGTAGGAAACCACGTCGCCAGCAACAGGCGCTGGGCCGTCGCCCGTGTCGGCTCCGGAACCGCGCACAATCTTGAGCGTGTATAGGCCAGGTTGCGAGTTTGCAGCGGTAATTGCGGTTGCAATGCCGGTGTCGGTGCCGTCGCCGTGGAATGTAAACGTCGTATCGTTGCCGGTGGCCGCGCCCTTAACTCCAGACGTAAATCCGGTGGCAAGGTGCGAAACATCAATGTTGGCGTGCGTTACGCCAAACGACGGCAGCATTTGCGTTCCCTTAATCTGTACAAATGTCAGTGCTTCCATGCCAGCTTTGTTGTTGGTCGCTGGAACGCCAGGAACGCCAAAGAGGGTCAGGCCAATTTGATTTGATGTAGTTGTCATGCTTGGAATCCTTTCAAGCGATTAGACCCCTCTCGGCGGGGCTGTTGTCTAAGGGGTCGCCGCTTTGCCACAATGGCACCCGCGCCGGTGGGTATTTCTAAGCGCGGTGCCAGCCAATCTTGAGCCAGGCGTCCACGTCTTTTTCGAGCGGCGTTGCACCGGCTCCGGCCTTGTTGGTCAGGCTTGCGCGAGACAGGTCGCGGGGCATTGGTGCCGCCTGCAGTTTTTCCGTCACTGCGTCATCTGTAAGGCTTGGTGTGTATTGCTTTTTCAAGACAGGCTCCGATACTCTATGTAAATTGGTGTTTCCCAACGCTGCTCCTCCTCGCGACCGCTGCGAATGGTGGTGCCAACGATTGTAACCTTTGTCCCGTTGGCTTCCAAAATTTGCGCGCGCTTGAAATAATCAGAAATCGTACCGGCCTGCTTGCGGGTGACAATGTCGTAAACGTCCAGCGTAGCAACCAAGGTAACAATCAAAAAGCCTTGGCGCGTGTAAACCTGATCCGACAAGCCCAGCGGCACGTCATCGTTTCGCAAGTGCTGTATGGTCAGGTGTTCGCCTGCGGGCTTGTTCCCGCCTTTGCGTGGCCATATCGCCGTGTAACCAAGCCCGGCAATCATAACCTCGGCCTGCACATTTAGCGCCTGCGTGATATTGCTATCAATGTCACTCATTGTCTGCTAATCTCCGCGCCAATTCTTTTCACCGTAGATGCAAACTCTTGCACCGTTAGCGTGACCATTCCAGCAGGGGCTTGGCCGCTATATCCCTCTTCCAGCCGCACCGCATAGGGCAGGTTGTTAGCAATATAAATGACATCACCATACTTTGCCGAGTCTGCCGTTCCCTTGGATTTGGCAACGGTTGACTCATAAACTGGCCCCTTTTTGCCCGCCCGCTCCGCAATGGTTTCTGTGCCTTGATAGGCAACAGTTCCAGATGGAACGGAACCAATAGAGACCTGCCAATTTGAACGAAAGCGCCCCGTATCAACAGGGCTTTTAAAAACAACGCTTTTTAATATTTCCAAAGATATCTTGCGGACAGCCTGATCCATTTTGGCAACCGTCTTGCGCTGAAACTTGTTTATGTCATCCTCAAAACTACCCACTTAAATTTATCCTCTGCACACCATGTCATAAAGCGCGGTCTGCCCGCCCGACGCCACGCGCCCAAGAATTTTGATTGTCAGTGTGCCACGGTCGCAAATTATTAGGTCGTTAAGCGTAACCTCGATTGATGCGGGCTCAACAATAACTTGATAATCACCCGCTTGAATGTTGGTGCCGTCGATGCGCCGTTCCGCCACTTCAAAGACCGCCATGCGCACAGGCACCGGCGCAGGTGTAACGCCCGCAGTGCCGCCTGTTGGGTCTGAAGGCCCGCCGCCAGATGCCTGTGGCGTCGGCTGCTGAATGGTCCCTGTCTGGATTGCGTCAGGCTGTTTAGCTGCCAGCTTGGCAAACGCCGCTGTGACTTGGCTTGCAATGGTAGCCATTAGCCGCGCCTCATGCTGACCATGCCGGGACCGCCCCGGATGTACCCAAGCAGCAACCCATCAACTGCAACAATGCGGGGCTTGCCAGTCGGCAATGTCTCGCTGTCAATTGTGATTGGACCGACCTTGATGCTTTCACTTGTGCTGCTGTTTACAATTGTTGCAAACGGCTCAATGCCGCCCTGCAAAATGTATGCCACTTCAAACTGCGCATAAATAATCTTTTGGGGAATTGAGTCAGGGTTTACCGGCCAGTCGTTTACAAGGTCATTAACCAAACGCGGCCATGCTAGTTGCTGAAACTGGTATTGCTGCGAGCCGATAAACATATACTTTCGATCAAGAAATTTTGCCGCCTTGCGCAAGTTTATCTCGTTCGACGCTTCTGTCGCTTCTAAAGTAAAGCCCTGATCAATTGCATAGGAATCATAACCCGCAAGCGTTCCGTAACTGTCAGCGGTCACGCCGCCGATGGTGGTATCAAGTGCCATTGCAGCGCCCCTTGTTTGTCAGAATAACCTTTGTGAAGGGGCGAACCGAAGCCCGCCCCTCTGCAAAAATTAGCCTTGCAGCGTGGCGACAAAATCGCTTTTCCAGACCTTCGCACCGTAGAAAGTGGTGATGTCCAGCATCGACTTGCCGTAGCCTTTGTACATCGCCATCTCATAGACCAGACCAGAGAACGGGTCTTGCACGGTCAGGCGATCGGCAGCCATGTCGCCGCCTTGTGGCATGGCAGGCGGACGCACAACCAGCTCGGCCGCCGCGCGGTGAAACGCAAAGTTGCCGACGTAGCTGTTGCCGACTGTGATTGCGTTGTTGTCGGGAATCGCCACGCGAATGCCGGGGCCTTGAATTGTCAAGTTTCCAGACGCGCCGACGAAGCCAGTGGCAACGACATACTTGTTTGCAGAGTCAGCTGCAAAAGTAATAACATCGCCAGCTTCGTAACCGGTCGCGCCTACGGTCACGGTGTCAACCGCAATAGTGGTATCGCCAACTGCCAACGCGCCGTTGGTTAGACCATTTGTGGCTGTGCCTTTGACGTGCGACACGATGCCGTTGCTTTCCTTGAGCATCAGGCCCTGCAAGTTCAGCAATTCGCCGCGACGTAGCAAGTCTTCACCGCCCGCCTCGTTGACCTTCTGCAGCTGGGCCAGGTTGCGCAGCTTGGTGCCGGCGGCTGTGTTGATCGCCAGAGTCGCTTGTCCGTCCAGCGGCATTCCGTTGTCCACAAGAATCTGGCGAGCCTCGGCGATCACGTCAAAGTTGGTGCCGAATGGGGTAGTGCCAGCGGTGCCAACTGCGCGGGATGCGCCTTGATACAGCGTCAGCGCGGCGTAGTTTTCGATCTTGTTAGTAATGCCGCGCATTGCCTGCGCGATCTGGTCGCCGTAGATGGTCTCGTACCCTGCGCCGTTGTTCAGCTTCAAGATGTCTTCGCCGGTGTACGGGATCTTGACGTTGGCCACCTTGTCGATTGTCGCGGTCTTGTTATCAATGGTCTGGTCGTCGCCTTCAGGGATGGTCATTGATGGGGTGTAAGATTCGTTGACCAGCGAAGCCCGCGTAAACGCAGACCGCACAACGCCGCCGAACGCAACGCGCTCAGTCCCAGCGTTTACGGTCATAGATGGAATCACGCCGACCAGTTCGCGACCGACGATGTCGGCGGCCTTGTAGATGTCTGCTGCGAGGTTGTCAAAAACGTTTGCCATGTGTGTTTAGTCCTTTGTGGGGGTCAGCCTTGAATGCCGCCGCCTGATTTTGAGTGATTGGCACGCTCGCTTTGCGACATTGAGTCGAACTGCGCTCGCGTTACCGTTGGCTTGTCAGGCGTCCCGCCAGTCGATGCCGGTGGCTTCCCGCCCCCGCCTTTGCCTGCGGCCAAGACAAAATCAGAATTGTCATCGTCCGCCGCAAGTTCCTTAGCTAAGTCGGCCAAGGTCGCACCATGATCGGCACCGCTGCCAATCATGGGCTTTCCGTCCGAGGTCATGATCTTTGCAGAACCGTCCTCGTGAAACTGTATGCGGTCCATGTTGAATTGAGCCATTTTGTCAATCACGCTAGGCTTAAACCCGGCTTTCGCGAGTTCCGCTTTGAGGTCAGACGACGCGCCGCGTTGCATCATTTTGCTGATCCGGTCATTTGCGCCGGTCAGCTTGCCTTCGTAGTCAGCCGCCATTGCGTCAAGCTTGGCCTGCGCATCATCCGCGCCCTTGCCGGTGCCCTTGGCCTTGTCGGTTAGCTCGGCAATCTTGGCGTCAATATCTGCCGGGGTGCCGTACTTGCTGTAGGCCGCTGCGTTGCCGCGCTCCTTAGATAGAGCCGTCTTGAGGCCCGCAACGTCTTCCGGTGCGGCCAGTGCGCCTAGATCAAGGTGGCCGTCTGCTACGTGGCCTTGCAGCCATTCCGGCAACGTGGTGGCGTCTGATACTTCGATTTTCATGGTCTCAGCTTCCCGCTGTTGTGGTTCGCATCCCGCGAACGTAGGAAAACCCCGCCGAAGCAGGGTTTAAGGTCGTGTGGTGTGGTAGGTTATCTAAAAGTCGTGAATCATGTCATTTGTTGCCTCTCGCCATATATCGTTTTGTGACCTAAAGATTTGATCTCCTAGAAGTTTTTTTTCAGGATAAGCCCAAAACAATATGCTTTTGTTGTCATGTGCTATTCTAAGTTTTACAAATTCATCAGTCATCTGATATATAGGATGTGAAAATGCAAGCTTAAACTCGTTCAAAAAGCACTTCTTTGATGAACAGCTTTTAAACGATTCAAATCTACAATTAAGAGACTTAGATATTTCAAGCGAAAACGTAGTCCATTTTTTCTCAATGTATGAAGCTGAAAGTAATCTTCCGGCTCTTTTTGCTACCCCATATTCAAATTCGTACTTACGTCCGCCCCAGCCACGGCCCAACATCACTCGTCGCCCAGCATTTTGACAACGCGCCCATGCTCTAGGGTTAGGTTCTCTGCGGCAAAAACCCTCATATCCCATTCTTGTCTTATGCTTTTATGCAATTCACCAGAAAGCCCGACCAGTGCATTAGCTTGGCCAACGTTCATTCTCCCTTCGCAGACCGCTTCCATTGCGGCCAGCAAAAGCGCTCTATGGTCGCTCGGACTAGTTATTTTATTGGTTTTCATATCTCTGGCCTCCCAAGGCAACCCATTTTGTAAACCGGGCAGGCTGGATGGGGGCCAGCTTTTCGGCGTATCCGCCTATCCCTTTGCAAACCTTAAAGCCTTGCCCTCAATTCTGCAAGCGTCAACTCGCGTCCGTTGCCGTCTACCAAGTCGCGAAACTTGATCTTGCCATCGCGCCAGAGTTGCGCGCGTCCTACGCCCAGCTTGTCGTTTTGCTCTGCCACGTCGCGCCGTGATAACCAGCCCTCAAACGTCGTGTCGGCTGCTACCTGCCCATCCATGCCTGCCCGCGTGGATACTGGCACTTCGTCGATGTCTAACCCTAGCTCGCGGAATGACTTGAGCACCGGGACCGACGTGCTTCGACATCCCCAGTGCAGATTGCCAGGCCCGCCGCCCCATGGGATATCGTGGTCAATCGGCTCGTGCGTATCAACTGTGTATGTCAGCCCGTCGCGAACGGCGCATTGAACTGTTGTTCGTAAATCTATGGTTGACACCCACTGCAACGATTTGATGATGTCTTCGTTGCCCTCGTAAAGCGATTGCCGCGACTTCTGCGACACGGCCTGCGTTGCCGATCTCACAAGGCTTTCGGCATTTCGCCGTGATATCTCCATGAACCCCTGAACGGGTGATCCGTTCTGCGTCCCACCGCGAACAGCGCGGATTAGCGAGGCGTTTGTCTGACCCTCAGCAATGCCCAGCCGCATAGCGTCCGTAAAGCGTTGCAGCGTGTCGCCAGCCTGCCGAGATAGCCAGTCCGATACCGGCGCACCCTCAATAAGCACGCCGTCCACGATAGCCGCAAGCTGCCCGCGCGTGATTGACGTTGTGATAAAGTCAACTTCCAGCGCTTTGTTTATTGACGATGCCGCAAACGTGGTTTCAACGTCTGCCAGTTCACGCAGTTCACCGATCAGTCGGGTGCTTTCGCCGCGGTAAGCTGCGCGAATAGTTTCCTTGACCTGGCTCAACAGCTTTTCCAGCCGCGCCGCCTGCCGAGATGGGGCCGCAATGCCCGTCGGGTCAATCTTGGCAAGCTGCGCCACGATGTTGCCCTCAAGTTCTTTCAAAAACCGCGCTGCATCCCGCAACTGGCCAGCAGTCAGCCGTTGCAGGTCCAGCGCGCGGCCCGTGATAGCGTCAAGAATTTCATCGTTTACGCTGGCCATTGGGTCACTTCTTTGGCTTGGGTTTACGCTTTTTCGGTGTCTTTGTGCCGTATGCCATTGTTTTGCGAACAAGGCGTCCCATCAATTCGTGCAGACGCAACTGCGAAATAGTCCGCATCCATTTCAATACCGATGAACGATCGCCCGAGGTTCTTGCAGGCGACGCCAGTTGTGCCGCTGCCCATTGTGAAGTCTAGCACGGTCTCGCCTTTATTGGTGTAGGTGCGGATTAGGTATTCCATAAGCGCGACGGGCTTTTGCGTGGGGTGGAAGCGGTTGCGCTGGTTAGCGTTGCTCATTGTTAAGATTGTTTTAGGGTGTTTATCCGTGTAGATTCTTTTTTCAAAGTCATGATTGGCAATGGGCGAGCTAAGACTGTCACTCACAGGCCCGCTCACTTTAACCTTGTCACGCGGCGTTTTTATTGGATAGTAATTGATTCTCCCACGCCCGAAAATGCAAATATCTTCG